AGTTTGTGCTGTACGTGCACTGGAAGTACATAGTTGGTATAACGGGTAGAAATATAACGTATTCGCGCATTTTGATAGAGTTGACTAGATAACGAATTATCGATGGTGACTAAATCAAGAAAGCCCGCCGCAAAGCGGGCTGTTAATATGCTAACACGCATCACCAAGCGTGTGCTGTCCCCTCTTGAGGGAGCAGTGAAATTGGTGAAAAATGTGTTTTTGGGCAAGGGGCCTTCGAGAGCAATACTGGCGGTATGCGCCATGTTGCGCTTCATGGCCATGCGTCCATCAACGCTACTAAAACAACGCTGGCACCGCATTGACCGCAAGGAGGGAAGTAAGGTGCTGGGGAAGTTTAAACACGTACTAGGAGACATGTTGAAAGACATGAACGCTAGAAAGATGAGGACTAACAGGACAAGACGAGCAAGGCGTGGAATGGGAATTCCTCTTTGCAGCGCTGTGCTTTGGACAATGGTGGCGTGTGTGACAGTGGGAACATTTGACAACAAGCCCCTTATTACGATCAAGGCAAATGAAGTTGGAAGGGCAATACACATCCCACAGCGGCATGGCAACTTGACCTGTGTGGTCAATGCCAATGATGTGGGTCAAATGTGTGATGACTCAATCACATACCTATGCCCTGACATTGACACAACGGATAGAGATGACATTGATTGCTGGTGCTCAGGAGGAGACGTGTATGTCAAGTATGGGAGATGCCATTCCGACAACAAGACAGCTCCCCACCGACGGTCACGGCGATCAGTGGCTCTTTCTCCCCACGGAGAGGGAGGCCTGAAAGTGAGAGGCAATAAATGGTTGGCGACAGATGCATCTGTTCTCCACCTGCAGAAAGTTGAAAGGTGGATGTTGAGCAATCCAGGATACGCTCTGGTGGCAGGAGTCCTTGGGGCTATGTTGGGAACAACAATGGTTCAGAAGGTTGTCATTACAGGGCTGCTGCTACTGGTCGCTCCGGCATACTCAACGCACTGCGTCAGATCTAACACACGTGACTTTGTCCAGGGAATCTCTGGAGGCACCTGGATTGATGTGGTGCTAGAGGGAGACGGGTGCGTGACCATCATGGCCGAAGGAAAACCTTCTGTTGACCTATCCTACATAAGGACAAGATTAACTAGCATGGCAAAAATCCGGACATACTGCTTGGAGGGAGCCATTTCAGACACCTCCACGGTGTCTCGCTGCCCATCCATGGGTGAGGCGTATAATGAAAAACGGAAAGACACATCCTATGTTTGCCACCAGGGTACATCGGGCCGTGGATGGGGAAGCGGATGTGGCTTGTTTGGCCAAGGCTCTCTAGACACCTGCGGAAAGTTTGCCTGTAGCAAAAAGATGATTGGGTACAAGGCTACTGTGGAGAACATTGAGCACAGCCTGAGATTAACTGTTCACGGCTCAGTGCATGGTGACAAGGTGGCTGATGAATCGCATTTGGCCACGCAGAAGTTAGGGAAAACATTCGCTATCACCCCAAAGGCCCCGGAAGTGGTCGTGGACCTCGGAGATTACGGGCAGGCCTCTGTTTCATGCCAAAAGGAAGCGGGATTGGACTATGAAAACACCATAGTTTTGGCTGTGGGAACCGAAGCGACCAACTCGAAAGTGTGGCTGGTTAACCAGCAGTGGTTTGAAGACATAGCATTGCCCTGGATCAGCGGGGAAGAAGATCTGTGGAGGAACAAAGAGCGCCTTGTTGAATTCCTGGGGCCTCACGCCACAAAGCAAGATATTGTTGTCCTAGGTGACCAGGAAGGAGCCATAATGCACGCTCTGGTGGGGACAACAAAAATATCCATTGCGTCCAACGCAGCCAGTGTGTTTGCTGGCCACTTGACGTGTCGAGTGAAAATGGAAAACCTAAAGATCAAAGGACTCACTTACCCGAATTGCGAAGGCACTTATTCTTTTGTCAAAGTGCCGTCGGACACCGGACATGGTACTATGATAACGGAAGTTAAGTCCACCACATCCAGTGTTCCTTGTAGACTAATTGTTGGGTTTGAAGACGCTAGTGGCAAAGTTCTTTCTGGGAGAATCATCACCACAAACCCGATCATAACGGCATCAGGAACCGGCGTTGTGGTCGAAGCAGAGGCTCCTTTTGGACCATCCACCTTCACAGTCGGCATGGGAACGCAGATGATCAAGTACCATTGGCATCGCAAGGGAAGCACCATTGGGGCTGCCCTAGCATCGGTCGTGACTGGAGCAAAACGGGTTGCCGTGATTGGCGACTCAGCCTGGGACTTCGGATCAGTTGGGGGAATCTTTAACTCCATGGGGAAAGCTGTTCACCAGATTTTTTCTGGTTTGTTCACAGCCCTTTTTGGGGGAATGAGCTGGGTGACAAAGGTCCTTGTTGGAGCATTGTTTGTGTGGATTGGAGCATCAGCGAAGAGCGAAAAGATTGCCATCTCCATGCTTGCCATTGGAGGAATCCTACTCTTCTTGGCCACCTCAGCGCACGCAGAAGTGGGCTGCTCAATGGACATGAACCGCAAGGAGTTGAAGTGTGGAAAAGGCATTTTCATCCACAATGACGTGGACACATGGACCGAGCAGTACAAGTACCATCCTTTGTCCCCCCAGGAACTGGCGGGAGTCATATTGGATGCCAAGGCCCGTGGATTCTGTGGACTAGCCTCAACGACGAGGTTGGAGCACATGATGTGGAACGCGGTGGCTCCCGAGCTGAATGCCATTTTGGAAGAAAACGCCAAGGACTTGACGATTGTGGTGGGAAAAACCAACAACACATTCCCCAGAGGCAGCGGAAGATTTTCTGAAGCAGCTCCGCTGGAAATGGGTTGGAAGCACTGGGGTAAACGCCTCATCTTTGAGGCGCCGCAGTCCAACAACACATTCCTGGTTGATGGCACAGAAGAGCAATGCCCATACGCGACGAGAATATGGAACGCTTTTGAGATTGAGGATTTCGGAGTTGGTGTGTTCCACACGTCAGTGTGGTTGAAGATCAACGAGAAAAAGAATGATCTGTGTGACTCAGCCCTGCTGGGTGCCGCCGTCAAAGGCGATGTGGCAGTGCATGGAGATCCGGGGATGTGGATGGAAAGTGTGAAGAACCGCACCTGGGAACTCGTGCGACTGTCACTTGGAGAGATCCGGCGATGCATCTGGCCTGACTCCCACACAATCTGGGGAAAAGGAGTGGAAGAAAGCAAGTTAATCCTACCACCGAGCCTGGGAGGGCCGGTGAGTTGGCACAACACCCGGACTGGGTATGCCACCCAGACAGCTGGACCTTGGCACTTGGCTCCTCTTGAAGTCAAGTTTGAACTTTGCCCCAACACCAATGTGACCCTTGACCGCAACTGTACCGGCCGGAAGCCCTCCGCCCGCTCCACCAACAAGCATGGGAAGATTATTCCTGAATGGTGTTGCAGGGGATGCACAATGCCTCCTCTGTCCTTCTGGAGCGCTGAGGGTTGCTGGTATGGCATGGAAGTCCAGCCAGTAAAAGCCCACGAGGACACACTGGTTCGCTCATGGGTGACGGCGGGGCAGATGACAGGTATTGACAACCTATCCTTAGGAGTCCTGGTCATGACGATCATGCTATCAAAAGTTTGGGATGCTCGATGGGAACCCCGCAACATGTTGAAAGGTGGGCTGATTCTTCTGGTCCTCATGATTGTGGGCAAAGTGACGTACGCAGACATCTTCAGGGTTATCGTGCTGGTGGGGGCGACCTTTGCTGACATGAATAATGGAGGTGACTTGCTCCACCTGGCACTGACAGCAACATTTAAGTTGCAGCCCGGGTATCTGCTAGCTTTTGTTCTGCGGAAGTTTTGGACTCCAACTGAGAGTCTTTTGTTGGTTGTGGCAGGATGTTTGGCGCAAATGGCAGTGGAAACACTGTGGAGCCAAGTCGATATGACCGCTCTGGGGGTGCTGAATGCCACCGGGATGGCCTGGCTTATCATGCGGGCTATCAGTGTCCCAACGACATCATCAGTGGCCTTGCCTGCCATCGCTTTCCTGAGCCCATTAGGAGCGTGGACAGTGCTTGGCAGCTTCAAATCATTCGTCATCACTGTGGCCCTGGTTTCTTTTTTATCGCATACGCGCAGCGCCTCCGAGAAGCGGGGGGGGGCTGCGCCATTTGTGGGACTGGTGCTTTCGGCGACAATGGGATTGAATTCATGGATCATGGCTCTTTCAGTCGCGATGACACGGCACAAGAGCGGGAAGCGCTCTGTGTCCATGGGTGAAACCTGGGCTATACTAGGAATCCTGTTCACCGGACTTGGAATGGCCACTGGTGGAGGGTCGACCGCTTGGGCTTTGTGCGCTGGAGTGGGTTCTGTGTTGCTTGTCATGTTTGTACTAGCTGAAAAATCAGTGGACCTAATGCTGGAACGAGCCAGTGACTGCTCTTGGGACCAAGGAGCTGTTCATTCAGGAAGCTCAGTCCGGCTGGATGTGCAGCGAAACCCTAGTGGGGACTTGGACATCATCAACGGACCAGAAATGAGTGTTGCGGAGAACCTGGCTGAAGTTGGAATTATGGTTATGAACTCAATATCGCCAGCTCTGTTTCCAGCACTGATTGGATGGTGGCGCTCTGGGAGCGCCACACAGCGTGCTGGTGCCATGTGGGATGTCCCCGTGCCCCCTATGCTGGTCAAAGTTGACAAACCTGATGGAGTTTACAGGATCATTAAGACAGCGTGGATGGGAAGGATGCAGGCAGGGGTTGGAGTCATGTTGGACGGAGTTTTCCACACAATGTGGCACTGCACACATGGAGCCTCTATCATGATTGGTGACGAGAGACTGAATCCAGCTTGGGCTAGTGTGAAGGATGATCTGATCAGCTATGGAGGACCCTGGAAATTGACGGGCAAATGGGATGGGACCAGTGAGGTTCAGCTATTGGCCGTTCCACCAGGCAAGCCAGCCGAAAATGTCCAAACAAAGCCGGGAATATTCAACATAGATGGAAAGGAGCAAGGAGCCATTTGCCTGTCATACCCGACAGGAACTTCGGGCTCCCCAGTGCTGAATGAAAAGGAAGAGGTTATTGGACTTTATGGGAACGGCATCCTCATGAGTGGAGACTTCATCAGTGCCATATCACAAGCCGATGAGAAAGACATGGAGTGTTCGAAGAGTTACGTAGAAGATGACATCACGAACAAAGGGAAGCTGACCATTCTTGATCTCCACCCGGGGGCAGGAAAAACACGGAAGATCCTCCCCGAGCTAGTGCGAATGGCAGTGGAGAGGAGGCTACGGACCTTGATATTGGCACCCACCAGGGTTGTAGCATGCGAGATGGCAGCGGCTCTGTCAGACTTTCCCATCAGGTATTGCACATCAGCCGTCCCCGGACGTGGTAATGGAAGGGAAATCGTGGATCTTATGTGCCACGCCACTTACACGCACCGGCTACTGAACCCATCACGACCAGTGAATTATGAGTTTGTGATAATGGATGAGGCCCATTTCCTTGACGCGGCCAGTATAGCTGCCAGGGGGGTTATTGCCACCAAAGTGGAGATGAAAACCCTCGCGGCGGTGTTCATGACTGCCACGCCACCTGGAAGTGCGGATCCTTATCCCCACTCAAACTCACCAATAGCTGACATTGAACAGGCCATTCCCAACAAAGCTTGGAGTAAAGGCTATGAGTGGATAACCACATTCACGGGCAAAACCGTTTGGTTTGTCCCATCAATCCGCACTGGATTTGAACTGGGAAACTGCCTGGCGAAGCAACAAAAGAAAGTTATTCACTTGAATAGGAGGACTTTTGACGAGAACTACAGCAAGGCCAGAAACTCAGAATGGGACTTTGTTATGACCACAGATATTTCGGAGATGGGAGCCAACTTCAATGCAGATCGAGTGATAGACAGCCGGGAATGCTTCAAACCCATGATCAAAATGGACAGCAATGGAAACGAGCGTGTGGTGCTGGAAGGACCAATTCCAATTACGGCGTCCAGTGCTGCGCAGCGGCGTGGGAGAGTAGGACGAAGAAAGGATTGCTCAGGAGATGAGTATGTGTTTTGTGGGAAGACATCTGAAGAGAACGGTGATCACGTCACATGGACAGAGGCGCGCATCCTCCTTGACAATATCAATGTCAGGGGGGGCCTGTTGGCGAACCTTTATAAGCCTGAGCAGAGTAAAGTGGCCACGGCAACTGGCGAATTCAGGCTGCGGGACGAGGAAAGAAAAGTGTTTCTGGAGCTGCTGAAAGTAGCGGATCTTCCGGTTTGGCTTTCCTACCAAGTTGCACGCGAACGCATTGGCTATAAGAACAGAGACTGGTGTTTTGATGGACCAGCTGAGAACTCAATTGTGGAAGCCACTGGTGAAACAGTGGAAGTGACCCGGCTCGTAGGAGGATCCAAAAGGCTGCAACCACGTTGGTTAGACGAGAGAGTGTTCGCGGATGCAGCATCACTGAATTCCTTCAAGTTGTTTGCCGAGGGAAGGCGTGGAGCCATGGATTTGTTGTCCATAGTTAGGGAACTCCCGCACCACATGAACTTGAAACTGATTGACGCTATAGACACACTTATGGTGTTGCACAAGGGTGATGATGGAGGGAGGGCTTACCAGATGGCAGTTGCCAAAGCCCCTGAGGCACTGGAGATGATACTTATCATAGCCATGGCTTCCACCCTCACCTTTGGAGTGTTTTTCATGTTGATGCGCAGCAAAGGCCTCAGTAAAATGACGCTGGGCTTGGGAGTCATGGTAGGATCTAGCGGCTTGTTGTTGCAAGCCGGGGTCCCAACAGCCCAAATAGCCGGGGTGCTTATCGTCATGTTTGTCATCATGGTTGTTCTGGTTCCAGAAGCCGAGAAGCAACGATCCGCACTGGACAACGACATAGCCAAGATAGTCATAGCAGCTTTGCTGGTGACACTCATGATCGCTGCCAATGAGAAAGGGCTCCTTGAAGTGACCAAAAGGGACATGAGGGGTCTTTTCGGGACCAAGGCCCGGACGTTGGAAACACCGGAGCCCTGGATCACCATGCCAGATATGAAACCAGCAACTGCTTGGGCCTTGTATGCTGTGGCCACTGTGTTTATCAGTCCGGTCCTTGGACACTTTTTGAACAACCATTACCACAACGTATCCATAGCCTCACTGGGGCAACAAGCCTCCATATTGTTCACCATGTCAAATGGGTGGCCAGCTCCTGAACTAACAGCTGCCGTTCCCATGATGATGGTGGGCATATGGAACTACATAGACCAATGGGCCCTCGTTGGCGCCTTGTGTGCTTTAATGATCCATTATTCTGTTTTAGCGCCAGGCATCAAAGCTGTGGCTTCAAGGGCTGCCCAGAAGCGAGCGGCTGTGGGACTTATGAAGAACATCACTCAAGATGGCATACCGGCGGTGGACATTGATGACGCACCACCACTGGACCCACAGCTTGAGAAGAAGATGGGGATGTGGATGCTTGTAGGCTTGTCTCTCTTGAGTGTGTTTGTGCAGCGCTCAGCATCCTCATTCGCTGAGGCTGGGATCCTGATGACCTCGGCCGCAGCCACCCTGACGGAAGGGAATGCTCCCAAGGTGTGGAACACAACAACGGCAGTGTCCATGGCTCACGTTATACGAGGGGGCTTCGTCGCGACGATCCCCCTGGCGTATACGATTTGGAGGAATGCGTCGGTTAAAAGCGCCCGGAGAGGGACCCCAGGTGGGAGAACCCTTGGCATGTACTGGAAAGAGCGCCTCAACTGCATGGGAAAAGGAGAGTTTGAGAGTTACAAGGTCAGCCAGATATGGGAAGTCGACAGAGCTCCGGCCCGGAAAGGAATAGAGGAGAAAGACTTTAGAACCGGATGGGCAGTGTCACGTGGCTCCGCTAAACTGGATTGGATCATCAGCAGAGGATACCTGAAACCCGAAGGGACCGTGGTAGATCTGGGGTGTGGTCGTGGTGGATGGAGTTATGTAGTAGCTGGGCTGAAACGTGTCACCTCAGTCAAGGCCTACACAATAGGAGGCTGGGGACATGAGAACCCTCTGGTGAGACCAAATTATGGATGGAATCTGATCCAATTCAAGAGCAAATGTGACGTGATGTGGATGGGAACACAGCCCTGTGATACCGTTATGTGTGACATTGGTGAATCATCCGCTGACTACAGGATTGAACAGACTAGAACGCTGAAGGTTTTGGACATGTTTGAGCGCTGGCTAGTGGAGCGGAAACCGGCGGCATTTGTTTGCAAAGTTCTCTGTCCATACACTCCAGCAGTGCTGGGGAAGATGGAAAACCTCCAGCGCCGCTTTGGCGGGGGCTTAGTACGGAACCCTTTCTCAAGGAATAGCACACATGAGATGTACTGGGTGAGTGGCGCACGAGGCAACGTCCACACGGCGGTGTCAGAACTGAGCCAAGTGCTCCTTAAGCGCATTGGAGGAAACAAAGGGCCAATCATCAAAGATGACATCATACACGGCTGTGGTGACCGCAAGGCTCTGGGCAATGCTGACAAGCCTGATATGAAAGCGATTGGGATGCGAATTGAGAGGATGAAGAATGAGTTTAGCCAGTCGTGGCACGAGGATGACGAACACCCGTACAAGACCTGGACATACCACGGAAGTTATGAAACAGCCACAACTGGAAGCGCATCCTCAATGGTGAATGGAGTGGTCAAGATGCTTTCACGGCCCTGGGACGTAATCACTGAAGTAGTGAACACGGCCATGACAGACACCACGCCATTTGGGCAGCAAAAGGTGTTTAAAGAGAAAGTGGACACGAGAACTACAGAACCGAGGCCTGGCACTCGCCGTGTGATGGAGATTGTCAACAGATGGCTGTGGGCCCACTGCGCTAGAGAGAAAGTCCCAAGACTTTGCACCAAGGAAGAATTCATAAGCAAGGTGAACAGCAATGCGGCTCTCGGGGCAGTGTTCCAGGATGAGAATCAGTGGTCAACGGCCAAGGAAGCCGTGCAAGATGACAGGTTCTGGCATTTAGTGAGCCTGGAAAGGGAAGCTCATCGCAATGGACAGTGCAGAGCCTGTGTGTACAACATGATGGGGAAACGAGAGAAAAAACACACCGAGTTTGGAGAGGCAAAGGGAAGCAGAGCCATTTGGTATATGTGCTTGGTTTCCAGATTCCTCGAATTTGAAGCTCTTGGATTTTTGAATGAGGACCACTGGATGGCTCGAGAAAACTGCCATGGAGGAGTGGAAGGCCTAGGCCTCCCCAGGCTCGGATACATCTTGGAGGAAATAGGACAACTCCCGGGAGGAAAGATGTACGCCGATGACACAGCCGGTTGGGACACCAGGATAACCGAAGCTGATCTGGAAGATGAGCAAGGCGTGCTCCAGCTTATGGGCTATGAGCATCGAAAGCTTGCTGAGGCCATTATGGAACTGACATACCACCACAAAGTGGTTCGGGTGATGAGGCCCGGACGAAAGGGGAAAACCATCATGGATGTGATATCCAGGAGGGATCAGAGAGGAAGTGGCCAGGTTGTCACATATGCCCTCAACACTTTCACAAACCTCAAAGTGCAGTTAATTCGCATGATGGAGAGTGAGGAGGTGATTAACGCTGCGAACGTCTTCAAGCTGAATGAAGAAGATGAACAGGCGATCTGGAACTGGCTAGATTGGAGTGGCGTGGATCGACTATCCCGAATGGCAGTGAGTGGAGATGACTGCGTTGTGAAACCAGTGGATGATAGATTTGCAGACTCCCTGACACACCTCAATGAGATGGGGAAGATAAGGAAGGACACACCTGAGCATGAACCATCACGAGGGTGGGTCAATTGGGAGGAAGTTCCCTTCTGCTCCCATCATTTCCACAAGCTCCCACTGAAAGATGGAAGGCACTTGGTTGTGCCATGTAGAGAGCAGGATGAGCTGATAGGCAGAGCTAGAGTCTCTCCGGGAGCTGGATGGACTGTTAGGGAAACAGCAGCGCTAGGCAAAGCCTATGCTCAAATGTGGAAGCTTCTTTACTTCCACAGGAGAGACCTTCGGCTTATGGCTAACGCCATCTGTTCCTCTGTCCCGGTTGACTGGGTTCCCACCGGAAGGACCACGTGGTCAATCCACGGAAGAGGGGAATGGATGACCAGTGAGGACATGCTTGATGTTTGGAATCGAGTGTGGATAATTGAAAACCCCAACATGAAGGACAAGACACCAGTCACTGGATGGAGGGATGTCCCCTACATTCCAAAGCGAGAGGACATGTGGTGCGGCAGTATGATTAATGTGCCATCCCGTGCAACGTGGGCTGAAAACATTAAAGTGGCATGCTCCCAGGTGCGGAGCATGATTGGAAACGGGGAAAAATTCAAAGACTATCTGTGTGAGATGCAACGCTACGAGCCCAAGATAGTGAGCTGCACGCACGGCGTGCTGTGAGGGAGAATGGAGTAGAAAGAAACCCTCCCACCTAATTAGAAATGCATTAACAATAGAACAAACCTAGGAAAAGTGGGTTTGAGTCAGACCAGGATGAAACCTGCCACCTCTATGGAAGCTAAGTGGTGCTGTCTGTAAGCTTCCATCAAGCGTGTGGGCAAAGAGCCCGCACAGCTCCCGGGAGTTGCGAACCGGCTGGCTGAGCAGCAGAATGGAAAATCCAGATAAGAAAGCTCTAAAATCTGGTGTAGTGGCTAGCGAAATTGGTGAAGCTATAACCAACTTTGGCTGGACTAGTGGTTAGAGGAGACCCCACTGCTGAGAGCAAAATAGCATATTGACACTTGGGAAGAGACCAGAGATATGATGTTGTTTGTCAATGCTGACAACAGCCATGGCACAGAGCGCCTGAAGAGAGCTGTTGTTATAATTTACAAAAAATAACATATCT